GCCAGCAGGCGCCGTACATTGGCGGCATTTTCCTTGCTTCGCCGCTCGTACTCCGCCTTGTAATCTGCATCCTCCAGCAGCTCATCGAAGCTGGGCTTCTTGGGTGCCTCCTCCTTGGCAGCGGGGGGCTCTGAGGGAGCTTCCGGGGATGTCTCGTTATTGGGAGTGGGGTCCTTGGTTTCAGAAGCGGCGGCCTTCTGACTCTGCGCGGCCGGCCTTGCCGCAGGCAGCTTGTACGCCCGGTCTTTTCTTATCTTGCTCTCGGGCACTCCCTTGGCCCTGAGAGCAGCTGCAAAGTCCTGCCCGGCGTCGGCAGGGGATACGCCCGAATCTGCGGCACTGCCGCTATCTCCACCCTCGCCGCCTTCGGCGAAGAGCTGAAGCAATTTAAAAATATCCATTTGTCCTCCTAAAGACTGCTTATCATCCTGTAGCTCACGTACTCCGGCGCGTTGATGGCCAGAATCTCAAAGCCTGCGCATATGGTGTCAAATATCAGGGTTATCACGTTCTCTGTGCCCTCATAGGCCTTGCAGCTTATCTGCGTACTTCCCGGTTCCAGATACACCGTGGCGTCCTCCACCTGCCCCGCCGCACTCATGGCAGATACCCGCTCTGCCAAAGTGAACGCCAAAGCAGAGACGCCGGCACAGAGTACATCCTGTCCCAGCGTCTTGTATGCCGTATGCCCTTTTATCTCTACCCGGTGTGTGTCCCGCTCGTAGACTATCTCTGTCATGTCCGCCTCCTATTCATTGGGCTGGGCAGCGTTCGCCGCCTGCTTGCGGGCCTTGTCCACAACTGCCGGCTCATCCTTCTGAGGCCCTGCTATGTTGTCGCCCTCCGTAAGCTGAGGCTTTGCCTCGCCCATGGCCGCCGGGGCTGCCGGCATGCCCAGCAGCTGCATTGCCTTTTGGCTAAGGCCCTGCACCATTTCTGTGTTGCCCACTGCCTGGGCCTGCGCGAGGGCCAGCTGCAGAAGCTGTATGCACAGCTGGTAAAGATTGCCCTGCTGGCTTATCTTCTGCATCAGCTCCTCCCGGCCGTCAAACTCCATCATGTCAAGGCACATCAGTGCCGGCTGAGACATTTGCGGTGTGAAGAACCCCATGTTGAAAAACTGCAAGGCCAGCTCGTTCTGACTCATCCGGGTGTACGCGTTTCTTTTCTGTGCGCTTACCTTTATGTCAAACACCGGCAGCCGCATCATGGGCGGCATGTTGGGGGTAAGCGCCGGCAGCTGCTGCAGCTTTATATTCGCGTTGGTGTAGGATATAAACTGCTCCTGCCCCATGCGCCCTGTTATCCTGAACTGTCTGGGCATGTCGTAGAACTGCCGTATAAGCTCAATGCAGAAGCTCACTATTTCGCTGTAACGGTTGTAGCTGTTGCGGGTGGAATCTCTTGAGCCCTTGCCACTGGCCTCCTGCAGCGCCGCAATGGCCGAGGCCGCCGTAACTCCACTGCTCACATTGCCGGCTGCCGTCTCCGTGTTGCCGGTGGTCTCTCTCAGCTCGTTGATATCACGGTCCAGCAGGCTCAGATAGTTGCCGTCCAGATTGTTGGTCTGGATGATCCGCAGACTGTCGTCGCCCAGGTTGCCGTCCACGCTTACCAGCGGTTTTGAAAGGTCAAGAAACTCCTCTTCGTTCACATTGCCGTCCTGCCGCTTGAAGTACCGGGGCATGGCCCCCACCATGGCGTTTTTAATAAACGCCGTTTTAAGCAGGTCTATTGAGGTCTGCGGGTTTTTTCCCACGTCTACAAAGCCGTAGCCGCAGGGACTGCCCTCTATGGGGAACAGCGCATCAAAGACATAAGGATAGCGGCCATGGCTGTAAAAGCCATTTGCCGCCTGTTCTCTGTCGTGTTCACTTGCGTAGAGAAGCTCGTTTCCTACGTACTTGATGTACTGCAGGGTCACTTTGCTTCCCGCTCTCTTTTTGTAGTAAACCTCGATCACCGCCGCCTTGGAGGCCATAGGCACGTTGTCATCATACCAGTACCTGCGCGGGGAAAAGGTGTTGCCCTTCAGCTTGTCCTTGAGCTGGGGGAATCTTTCTATAAGCTGTTCCTTTTCCCAAAGCTCCACCTGAAAGAAATATGGGCTTTTCTGAATGTCGCTTACTCCCGGCTCCCAGTAAATGTTAAGCGGGTTAATGCACTCTATGGCAATGTCGCCAAGGCCGTTGAGCTTTTCCGCGTCCCACCAGATTTTATACACGCCGGTCCCGCTCTTCATCTTTTGCCACATGGCATCTGAGTACACCTGCTCGAAGTTGTTCTGCTCCAGTACACAGGGCACAATTGCGGAGAGTATCCGCGCCTCCGGCTTGTCCTGGGCCTCTCTGGGCAGTATGTTGGGCTCGGGGTAGGCCTCCATGGCGTCTGCGTGCTTTGATACAATGGTGTTGTGCAGCCATCCGCTTACACTCTCAAATCCTCCATCCTTGCCTATCTCGGATACCCGGCGTTCCTCTCTGCCGTTCCTCAATTTCCACCAGTTTTCGCTGGATATAATGCGCTGCTCGGTGCGGGCCTTTCCCGCCCTGTATTCCTGCAGTATCCTGCTAAGCTCTCTCAGCTTTTCCGGCCCTATGGGCAGCTGTGCCGCCGTCTGCTCCGGCGGCAGATCCTGTCTTATTTCATCCATTCAAATCCTCCTGTTTGTCATTGCGAGGGCAAAGCCCGTGGCAATCCGTCTCCCAACTGTCATTGCGAGGGCGAAGCCCGTGGCAATCCGTACCCATCTGTCATTGCGAGCGAAGCGTGGCAATCCGTACCCATCTGTCATTGCGAGCGAAGCGTGGCAATCCGCAACCAACTGTCATTGCGAGGGCAAAGCCCGTGGCAATCCGTTCTCCCCTCACTCGAACTGGTCCAGCGGGTCACTGAGTATCATCCGCTTCGGTACCGCCCTTATGGGCTTCACCGGGCGGCTCATGCACATGTAGCGCACCTCGTCGGCCACGTGGTCCTCAAGCTCTGTGTTCAAATCCTCCGGCTTTGTCTCTGAGTACATCATTAGCGGTATCGTCCGTATAAACGCCTTGCAGTTTGAGAATATGTACATTCTCGGGTATCCCCGCTCGTCAAACTGAAAGCGGTAATGTACCTGCATCCATCCGGGGATACGCTTGTTATCCCCCGGCGTGAATATGATCCCATACCTCATTGCCGTTTCAGCTATGCTTTCTCCCCGGCTTGCGTCCCATATGCTGGGGTCTGCCACTCCGCCGCTTATGGTTCGGCCTTTGAGTAGGGGATGCTCCCGCTCCAGTCTGGCTGCTTCTTCAAACTGCTTATCTGCCGTCCACTTGACACCCTGATTGGGTTCATCGGTGCAACCGTAAAGCTCAAGTATCCTGTACAGCGTACCGTCATAGTCCACCGCCCACCATGCAAGGGAAAAGGGCTTGTTGTAGCCCCAGTCATAGCTTCGGTATATCTTCCAGCCTCTGCGCTCGCCCTCATTCAGGTCAAGCGGCTCTATCACATGGGTGTACTTCCACTGTGCCGCCGCCTCCTCCTGGCTTATCCCGGCCTCGTTGCAGGCCAGTGCGTCCGGCTTTGCGCGAAACTCTTCAAAGAACTGCCCCTCAAAGATATCCCAGCTGCCCTCCAGCCACGCCTTGCGCAGCTTGGGCGGCAGGGCCAGCAGCCTTTGGTAGTAGGCCGGGTCCTCTTTCATCAGGGCTTTGTTATCGGTCACAAAGCTTTGTATAAAGCTGTAATTCTCGGGCTTTTCCGTGTCCTTGTATATCCTGTCTATGAACAGCCGTTTTACCCAGTCGTGGCCCTCGCCGCCGGGGTTGCAGGTGTAGTAAATGCGCTTCGGAAAGTTGTTTACTCCTCGCACGCAGGCTCTCAGCATGTCCATGCGCCCCTCTGACTGCTGGGTAGCCTCGTCAACGAACAGCACGTCCACCTCAGTGCCCTGGAAGCGCTGGGCGTCCCGGTCATCCTCACAGTAGCGGAAAATTATGCGGCTTCCGTTGGGGAAAACTATGTGCTTTTTGCTGTCGTTGTATGTCGCTATCCGCTCTTCCTTGTCCACGTGGTAGCAGCGCAGCAGCTCACACAGGGGAATGATGTGGTTTTCCTGCAGCTCCGGGTAGGTCTTACGGATGATCATCACCTTTATTCCCGCATACCTCAGGCAGAGCCGCGCCGCTTTTACTCGCACAGCCCAGCTTTTGCCCCCGCCTCGCGCCCCGCCGAAGCACACTATAGGGTGCCGGTCGTTGAAAAAAAGCCTTTGCTTGGGGCTGGGGGAGGGGATTATCAGATCATTCATCCTCGTCGCCGTCCTCCCACCGTATCGTCAGGGTCTTGGGCTTGTTGTCGGCTACGCTTGCATACCGTTTAAGCAGTGCATCAGCCGCCTTGAGCCTGTCAGCCAGTGATGGGTCAAGATCAAAGGCGTCCTTAACCTCGCCTCTTAATACAGCCGACAAAAAAGCAAGGCACTCGTCGGCATCTGCCACGATCCTTGCATCTTGATTCTCCAGTCTTTCTTTCATGTAGGCCTTGACTTCGGGCCTTTTGAGTATTTCGTTTGCTCTCGATCCCGCTCCCTTAGGAGCATAGCCCACCTCAATGGCGGCCTGCGTACCGTTGAAGCTCTTGAGGTAGAGATTTACAAAGCGCTTGTGTTTTGCGCTTATTTTACCCACAGCTTTTCCACCGCCTTTATTGTCTCACGCGCGTGAATGTTCAAAACTTTTTCACGCTTCCTCACGTCCTTTCTCTCCACAGCTTAACCATCAGCTTCAGAAGCTCTGTTGCCTTGTAGGTCTCGATCAGCCGCTCCTTCCGCCGCCCCGGCTCCTTGCGGATAAGAATGTATTTGGTCATCATCCTCTCATAAGGCCGGGAATAAAATCGCTTTTCCTCAATGGCCAGCTCATCACCGTTGCGGTTCAGAGCCAGCAGCAGCTTGTAACACTTGTCCATTATGCTTTTCATATCCCGCTCCTTCCTGTCATTGCGAAGCCCCACAGGGGCTGTGGCAATCCGCAACCCCTCTGTCATTGCGAGGCCGCAGGCCGTGGCAATCCGCAACCCCTCTGTCATTGCGAGGAGCGCAGCGACGTGGCAATCCGTCTCTCAAAACCAAAAGCCCCGGCGTTCTTCGTCGGAGCTTTTGATGATACCATTATAGCACCTGACCCACTGACATTCACTGACATCTTTTCAAAGCCCGCAAAGCCCTGCACCCCAACGGATACAGAGCTTTTTAATATCAGCTTTTAAAAATTTGTTCATTTTTTTGTGCCCGCTTTCCCATCTTTGACAGTGCCTGGGAGTCTATGCGGATGAGCTGCAGAGCCTCACCATGGAGACGGTGCACATGCCTCTCTGAGATATGCAGCCGCGCAGATATCTCCGGCCATTCACGGCAGTTAAGATATCTGTGGATACATATGCTTCTCATGTCAGCATTGTTAAGGGTCTCTATGGCCTTGAGTATCTCTTCCTTCAAGGCTTTAAGCTCCCGGCGTCTGCCCTCTATGTAGGCGGTGAGGATAGCATAGCCCTCTATCTTGTGCGGATCCTTTCTTCCGCCGCCTCCTGTCCCGCTCTGATAGCGTGCCGTTATCCCTGTCGCCGTCTCAAGGGCCGTTTCCTCCGTGTCCTCAAGGGCCCATATTTCCCTCTGTATGGTCCGCGCCCGGTTAAGCCAATCCTTTTTAAGCTCCGTGCGCCCGCTATTTCTTTTCTGGTATTTGCCCATCATGTCCTCCGCTCTGCCTGCTGCCTGTACCATCATGCCCGCCTCCTTCCTCCGGCTCTGGCTCTTTCTCCTCCGCCCTTTGCCGCCGCAGCCTTCTCTCTGGCCCTCTTCCGGGCTATCTCGCTGTGCGTCATTCCCACATCGTACTGAACGAGAGGCTTAAAGCCCCAGCACATGGAGCAAAAGCCTACAAACGGATTTGATACCTCAACCATCGTCCTTGTCTGTCTCAATGTATCTGAGCAATCTTCGCAAATGCTCATGTATATAGCCTTATCCACCTTTTCTGCCTCCTCTCTTTCTGGGCTCCTGTATGTATATCTTCCCGCCCCTTACCTTGGGCGCCTCCGGCAGAAGACAGCGCAGATAAGAGCTGGTCACTCTGCCTTCCTCATCGCAGCAGGTCTCATGCTCTTTGATAACGCCGTTCTTCTCCGGCCGGATATCCTCCACATCGTCTACGGGCACAGGCTCTGTGTAGATGGGCTTTAAAACATTTCGGCTGCAATGGTATTTCTTCTTCCCGGCAGGGAGCTTCACATTGGCGATGAGATATGCTGCAAGGTCACTGTGATCTCCTCTGTTGTCCAGCATCTCAAAGCTGAGACCCCCGCCCTGCCAAAGCTTCCGGATAAGCTCCATCCCGCATGCATCGGTAACAAAATGGTGGTGCAGCCTTGCCGGGGCATTTCTCTTGGGGCTCCAGTTTGCATTTACCCATACCATCAAAGGCTCCCTGTCAAATGCCCTCTTAAACTCGGCCCTGTACTTGCGCATGAATTTCTTGAGATAATCACAGGCTGCTTCATAATCCCCGGGCAGATGCTCATCGTCATACTTGAGAGAGGCGAATATATCTCCCTGGATGAAAGTAGCGTTAAGTCTTCTTGCCAGATCCCTGCAAGCACTCTTCTCATTGGCCTTTATCTTCTTCTCCGAGGAACTCCCTGCTATCCTTGCCGCTCTCCGGGGCTTTGCCTCTCCGATCTGACGCACGGACAGCATGGAGCGTCTGGTCTCCACTACCTTGCCTGATATGATTTTATACTCCATAAGCTTTTTCATCTTCTCTCCTGTTCCAACCTTAGCCGTAAAAAAGTCTTTAAAGAAACGCGCACGCGTTCCTATTTAAATTAATGTTAATCTGAAAAGGTACACATCCTGTCATTGCGAGGAGCAAAGCGACGTGGCAATCCGTCTCCTCTGTCATTGCGAAGCCCCGCAGGGGCTGTGGCAATCCGTCCCAAGCCCGCTCATAAAAACCGCCGCCCCCGGCAGCTTTTATCAACGGCCTTTTTCCCCAGTGGGAGGTTTAACCCCTCCCACTGTTTTTCTTCTCTTCTGCTAACTTTCTCAATTCCTCAAGCTGGATCTTATCCTGCTTTCTCCTGCGGTCGGCGGCTGCCTTAGATTCCTCAGCCTCTTTTGTAGCTTTCCACACTTTGTATCTCAGCAAGCCCCAATATCCAAAAGTAAACTGATTCCACAGCCCACAGCATAAATAATTAACATACGTACTGCATACCTCAAATTCCACCCACTTGGAAAGCTTCTTGAACTCATTAAATTTAATTCTCGGCACGCCTATGTTGTCTCTTACATCTTTTGCGTTGGAGATTAAAGCTGTTGCTAATAAAGAAAGGCCCGCAGCAATTAAAAAGCCTGTTATTACTGTTATTACTATCATTTTTTCTCCTTTCTCTGTCATTGCGAGGGCGTAGCCCGTGGCAATCCGTATATGCTCCTCGGCTTGTCAAGCCTTCCCCCGGAGGGGGAAGGTGCCGCCTCCGGCGGCGGATGAGGGGCTACTCTTGCGTCTTTTCTCCCTGCATGTCGCCCAGCAGCTCCACCTCAATCTTTACCCTGCCGGCAAATGCCCCGTTGTAGTCTCTCTCGTATGGTACATTCTCAAGCCGTTGCATCAGGTCACAGATGAGGTCAACTGCGTTTACTCTTATTCCGTAAGAATCAACAGAAACTACGCCGGTACATTCCACAGCTATGTCTCTTACTTCATCCATCCGCTTTGCCTCCTCTTCCGGCCCTGAGCTTTGCGCCCAGAGCCCCGATGTATGCCCCCAGTGCGCCGCCCGCATCGTCAAAGGGTAGCAGCACCGCCACCGTAAACATCCCGTCGTGTACCGTGATGTAGCTCTTCCCCTTGGGGCTCTGCCTCAAACAAAACTCCAATGCCTCCACATCCTCAAATGGCTTGAGGTATCTGCTCTGCAGCAGAAACGCTCTCTGCTGCTCCGTAACCAGTACCGCCAGCTCATATCCCAGACGGGTAAAAGTGAAGTCCTGCAGTTCCAGACTCTCCTGACCGTCCATGTATTCCTCTGTGCAGATGTCCCCGGGCATTACGTTCACTTCTCTCTGCTGAAAGTCTGCGGCCTTGTCCTCCGGGATATCCACCATGCGGAAAAGCTCACTCAGCCTAAGCTCCGGCAGCCCCGCCAGACTGTACATGGCCACTCCGTCGCTTACCCACTGCTCTCCCTCACCCTGATACAGCGTCACGCATTTCCGCTTCTTTATCAGCTCTGCTATCTGTTTGATTTTCATTTTTTTCTTCCTCCAGTTCCGGAATTTCCATCCAATGGCTTATCTCTCCAATCACAGGCCCGTCTGCAAAGAAGTGTTTCGCGGCCACTGAGTAACGACAAGTCAACGGATATTTCTTTTTCTCTTCCCCCCATGTGGGGAAATTGAACACTGTGAGGTATATGCCGTCTCGTTCAGGAAGAGCATTCTCTACTTTTGTCCACTTACAGGTTTTTACCGTTGGTGCCGCGCAGATAAGCCCTTCTGTATCTTCTGGCCCTGTTATCGTGCCATCCTCCAGGCCCTCCCAGAATTTCTTTATTAGCGCGTCAGCGTCTATCGTTCGCATTACATTCTCCTTTTCCACGTCATTGCGAGGGCGTTCACTGCCCGCCCCTGATACAAGCTTTCAAAAATTAATTGACGCTACGTCTCGCACCTTTTTGAAGTTAACAACCCACACCCACGGGTTGGCCTCCCATCCGTAGGCGGGAAGCATCTTCATAGATGAGCGGATTATTGATAATCGCCGCCGCCTCGCGCTCACAATCCTCGGGCGTGATCGCCTGGAGGCTCTCTACCCGGACATCGGTCACGCGGAGAAACAGGCGGGCCGCTTCCTTCGGCATATGTATAGATGGAACCCAACGGTCGGAGCTGTCCCAACCTTCGGGGTCCTCACCATCTGCCCGGTAAACGTAGCCGTAGGGCATTACCGCGAACGTCTCTCGGACATAAAGAATATCTCCCGTGTAAAAAGGCTGCGGCATGTATCGCGTCATTCTCTCGTACGGTCTGTACCTTGGTTTTACAATCCGCCTGGTAACGGTCTTGCGACCCTCCTTGATGGCCTGCACCATCTCAGTGTTAAAAAGTATTGGTTTCATTCCAGCCTTTCCTCCTTAAATCTCCTTTTGGTCACCGCCATTGGAAACTCTTCAACCTCGCTTGCCCATACGGCTTTTGCACCGCACCGTTCAAACACCAGCGGGAATCCGCCAATGCCATCAAAAAGGCTTGCCATCGTTATATCGCGCTCGTACTGTGCGCATATCCTGCGCGCCATCCACTGCCAGAACGGCAGAGCTATTGAATTTCCCAAGGCCTTGTATCGCGGTGAGTCAGCCGCCTTGTGCTTCTTGCCTCTGGAATCCGTCCAGTCCCCGATATCTGTCCACCCATCGGGAAACCCTTGAAGCCGCTCACATTCAAGAGGAGTAAGGCGGCGAACCATATTGTTCTGGACTGGGTATGTTTCGCTGTCCTCCCTGTAGTCACAATTTGCCTTTGCCTTGAGGGTGTGGGCTATAAGAATACTCTGTTGGTCATGCATAGTGTCCAGCGGGTTGGAGGTCTCGCGCATGCTCATGTTATTAAGCTGTCCATTCCCCACACACAGACCTGTATAATCTGTAACGCGGTTCTGGTGGTCTCCGGTCAGGGTAGGGGCGATTTCCCCATTACCATTGCCCCGGGCATCAAAGCACATCGGAGTGTTTCGCCCCGACGGATTACTGTTTGTGCTGATAGTGTAACTGACGGTTGATTCTCTTACCTCGCCGGATGCGTTCTGCTGAAAACTTAATACCGCCGGAACATACCCGCCACCCATGCCCATAGAGGCCGGGAGCGAAGTGCTTACACCCCCAGTCTGGATTGTTGCATGGTTCTGGTTGCTTTCTATCAGAATTGGCTCTGTGCCCTCAGTGCTTTCTCCAACAGTTCCGGCAGCTTCTTTCCTCTCTGCTGGGCCCTTCTCAAAATCCCCTGACAGGCCTTTGCGCTCAAAGAGTATTTCGGGTGCGGAGAGACCTCCAAAATCTGCGACAAGCGCGATGCGTTTTCTTCTCTGGGGCACTCCCCAAAACTGTGCGTCGTGTACTCTCCAAGCAATTGACCATGTACCATCTTCAGCGTAATAGCACCCGGATTTTGTCCATCCTCCGTCCGGTATACACACATAGATATGGGCATCCGGCTCTGCGATTTTGATGATTTCTTCAAGCACTGCCGCAAAGTCTGCGCCCTTGAGGCTTCCACTTGAGAAGGCTCCTGGTACATTTTCCCAGACCATATATCTTGGTCGAATAAAGATACCCGTTCTCCCTGATAGTCTGTCATGTTCCCTCATCTCCCTTACAATTCGCACCTGGTGGTAAAACAGCGCGGATTCATCTCCGCCCAAGCCTTTGCGGTTCCCTGCCACACTGAAATTCTGGCAGGGAGATCCGCCTGTCACCACATCTACGATGGGTACGCTGTTCCCGCGCAGCCGGGTAATATCACCTAAGTGTTTCATTCACACCTCCAACATATCAAATAAATTGAGCTGTTCAGCCTGGGACCTCTTCTGCCGGTACTTCAAAGCCGGATACCGGCGCTACTTCTATTTTTGTTTTAAGAAATTCAAGATAGTTCATCTCTCCTTCTTCCCCCTGTTAGGCGCCAAGCCCTGTTCCTGGCGCCATTTCTGCACGCTGTCAAGGCAGCAGCCTACTGCCTCGGCTATCTCCCGGTCCGTCATGCCCAGCATGTAAAGCTTAAGCAGCTTCACCCGGTCCAGCCTCTTCTGGCGGTATGGATTGGGCTTTCGCCCACTGCGGCGGTACCAGTCATATACCGCGCTTTTGCTGGCTCCCATTTCCTTGGCTATCTGGCCCACGCTCATGCCCTGGTCGTGAAGCTTTGCTGCCTTATCCCAGTCAAATTCCGCATTGCCGTGCTTCTTTCCCTTGGCGTGGGTAACTCCGTCCCATCGGAAGAAAGAGCAGTTTTCCGGCAGAGCCTGCTCCCTGGCCTCAGGTGTCAGCCTGTCCACACCCAGCAGGTCATATATCTGCTTAAGCCTTGTCTTACCCTCAATGCGGCTGTACCCGCACTCGGTTTCAAGGCTGCCGTTGTTCAGCCCGTACTTGCACCGGGCGCATCTCGGATTAAAACTTGTTGACATTTTTTATTTATCCCTTATAATCAAGATGTAGTTTATTTCTCATATGCTTTTGGGCCGATGCGGTGTGCTTTACCGCATCGGCTCTCTTTTTAATTGTCATCTTCGGGAAACTCCCTTAATGACAGCTCGTGCAGGTTGTACCGGTCAAGGCCGTTTTCAATGTCGTCTGCCGCCTGCCTCACCACGGGCAAAAGCACCCTTACTGCCAGCGCTATCTGCTCGTCTTTAAGCCTCTCCTCGGCAAACTTTACCCCCTCGGCATAGCACTGTCTTTTTTCGTCGTTGTCATAGCGGAGCCCCACAGTGCTTACGATTTTCTCTTCCGGAGATATTCTGCTTTCTCCAACCAGAGGATGAGAATGCGCGTTCTCATCTATCCCCTCACGCACAACCAATATGAATTTTCGTTCTTTAACCATTTCCGATTTCCTCCTTGTCGCACCACTTGGGCCGCACTATCGGTGCCTCCAGTGCTTCAATGTCCAGCCGGGATACCAACAGCGTCCGCCGCTTTTCCCCTCTGGGTGTCCGGCTGCTGTCGGTGCAATGAGCTGTGTGTCTCCCGGCCTCATGCTCATAGCACAGCGTCCCACAGCCCCGGCAATCCCGCTCCTTCCTGTCATTGCGAGGGCGCAGCCCGTGGCAATCCGTACCCCTGTCATTGCGAGGAGCGCAGCGACGTGGCAATCCGTCTCCCTCGTCGCCCCTGTCATTGCGAGCGAAGCGTGGCAATCCGTTCCCCTCACTCATACCGCCGCTCCCGCTCATCCACACAGCGGTTCAGCACGTCCCAACCGCCTACAGCCAGCAGCACCAGCAGTGCCGCCCAGCTTATGAGCTCCACCTCAAAGAAGAAAAGCAGCACGCACACAATGTAAATGCCCTTCATGCCAGCCCCTCCTTTACCAGTGCCTCAAGCCCTACGCCCAGCAGCTCCCGGTTGTTGGCCGCGCTTATTGCGTCCATTGCCACCATCAGCATCTTTGCCTCTTTCACCGCAGCTCCGGCCCTCTCAAGGGCCTCGTTTTTTTGCCTGCGCTCGCTCTCGTAGGCCTGCCGCACCCGGTTGATTTCCCTCTGCAGCTCACGTACCTTGGGCTCAGCCTCCGCAATGGCTGCCATAAGCTCCTCGTTGACCTGCCCGCAGCCCTTGCATGCGTCGGACAAATCCCGTATTGTCTCCTGCATCCGCTCAAAGCGGCTCCTTGATATGATCTTGAACATCAATATCCCTGCTCTCTTTTAAAATTATCCCGCGCCCGGGCAAAATGGGCCATTATCTCCCTCTCCTGCCTGCTGACCTTGTATGTGCTCTCAAGTATCTGCCGGTACCTGGCATAGCGTTTGCAGCCCGGGTGACAGTCCTTGCTCCTCTCCGGGCAATCCTGCGAGCACCGGTAATCCTCCAGCCTCTCCGCCATTCAAATCCCTCCTGTCATTGCGAGCGAAGCGTGGCAATCCGTCTCCCTCGTCGCTCCTGTCATTGCGAGCGAAGCGTGGCAATCCGTCTCCCTCGTCGCTCCTGTCATTGCGAGCGAAGCGTGGCAATCCGTCCCCGCTTACCCCCGCATCATCGCCCGGCCCACCTCGGCCGGCGGTATCTCCAGCAGCGTGCACCACTGCCGTATGTCGGCCCCGCTCCATGTGTCGGTGCCCCGGCAGAGCTTGGCCCTCACCGCACCGTCACTCATCCCTCCAAGCAAAGCTCCCATCCTTGCCGAGCTAAGCCCTCTGAACTTCATGTAGTGCTTGAAAAGCTCCTTAAGCTCATCCCTGGGCGGTGCCGCCGGTGCCTGCGGCTTCGGTACGTACTTTATTATCGGCATCCTTCCCGGCTCCTTCCTCCAGCTCCTTTACTCTCTCTGCAAGCTCCAGCCTCTTTTGCAGCTCATCGGCATATTTCTGCTTGTATTTCAGTAACTCA